GGTCGGCGAAGGGGTTGCTGCTGGTCATGGTGTCTTCCTCTCTTGGTGGTGAGACCAGCTTAACACGGAATACGTGCCTTTACAACCCCGCCCCGATGTGCCTCAGTACTCGCTCCGGGAGTTGCCCGGGAACGCGCCCACCGCCTTCGCGTGGTCGATGAACTGCTGACGGGCGGCCATCATCCCGTCCACGAACCAGCCCTGATCGTTCTGGCTCGACTCCATCGAGTACTTGTCCAGCGCGCGCAACGCCTCGGTGAAGGTGAACGGACCGTCATCCTCTCCGATCGGGCAGCGCTCGTCCTCCCACTGACCCGGGCACGAGCATCCCGAGTCGGTGAGGTTGTAGTACCGCTGCGACCGCTCATCCCAGAAGATGCCGTAGATGTGGAACTCGTACGAAATCTGCTCGATGTCGAACTCGGTCACCCGGGTCAACTCGCTCAGCTGGACCATGATTGCTACCTCCATACCTTCTCGATCCAGGTCATAGCCTGGTTCGCGGATTCGACTGCATTACTGTGGTGGCCTCCGGAGAGGAAGGCCCCGGCTCCCTGCGTCCAGACCGCCCAGTGGATCTCTCCCTGCGGGTCCGGGACCAGGGTGATGTAGACGCCCTGGCAGTCCAGCACGACCCGGGGGCCGTCCAACAGCGAGTTCTCGGCGCGGAAGCCCATCGCACGGAGGACTTCGGCATCAGCCTGTGTGACGCTCATACCGGCAGTCCGTTCCACTCGCTGGCCGCGCTGATCTCGGCGCTGGACGCTCCGGCTCCGGCCGCGTTGAGCTGCGCGACGGCGACGTGAGCGTTGGCCGCGCGGAACCGGTCGATCGAGCCGCCCTGAGCGTCCGCCAACTCCACCACCGCGCGCCGCAGGGCCGCGAGAGCTTCGTTCTTGGTCATGGTGTTCCTTCCCTCTGGTGGTGCAGACCACTGTAACACGGAATACGTGCTTTTGTATAGACCCGTGCGTTATCCATGTCTAGCCTGGGGCTATGGCGAATGCACCGAGCTACACCGAGATCGACCGCATGGGGAATTCGCGCAATGGGCGCGGCGGGCAGAAGCCTCGGTACTTCTTCCTGCACACCGAGGAAGGCAACAGCTCCGCCGAATCGCTCGCGGCCTACCTCAACAACCCGGCGCACGATGCGAGCTACCACTACACCCTCCGAGACGGAGTGCTGGTGGATGTCGTGGACACCGACTATGCGAGCTGGTCCGTGCTCTCGGCGAACCCCTATTCGATCAACCTCTGCTTCGCGGGCTCGCGCGCCAGCTTCACCCGGGAGCAGTGGCTGGCCCGGGACAATGACCTGCGGATCGCGGCATACATCGCGGTCCAGGACGCCCGGAAGTACGGGTTCACGCCGGTGTGGCTCGGCTCCGGCGGCCGGTACAACCGGGCCTCGGCCGGTGTTTCCGACCACCAGTACGTGACGCAGGTGATCGGCGACGGCACTCACACAGATGTGGGGCCGGGATTCCCCGGTGATGTGTTCTCGCGGTATCTCGCCGAGTACGCCGGAACCGCACCCGACGACGGAGGAGACGACATGCCCAGTGCAGACGAGATCGCGAAGGCCGTGTGGAGCGCGCCGGTCGCCAAGCCGGACGGCAAGAGCGAGCAGGCGGGCATCCTGCTCGGCTGGACCGACAAGCACGCTGCCGATCAGCTGGACCAGTCCGCCGGTCCCGGATCGAAGGATCAGCGCGGTGGTCTCGCTCCGACCGGCTGGCCGCAGCTCGGGCAGAATCCGGACGGCTCGAACCGCTCGCTGGTCGACGGCGTGGCGGCGGTACTGAGCGGTCTGGCCGCGCTGAATGCCCGGCTGGACGCCATCGAGGGCAAGGACAAGGAGTGAGCATCGAGCCTGCCAAGCCCAGCCAGGTCGCCTACCCGGCGAAGGCCGTGGTCCGGACGATCATCCAGGTGCTGATCGGTCTCGCGGCCATCGCGCCGTTCCTGGTGTCCGACCTCGGCCTGAGCACCACGAGCAAGCTCGTCGCCGGAGCGCTCGGGGTGGCCGCCGCCCTGACCCGCGTGATGGCGATCCCGGCGGTGAACCGGATGCTGTCGGGCCTCGGTCTCGGAGCGGAGCCGGGCGACAAGCTCTGAATTCGATGGCTGCCCGACTATCGAACGGCTACCGTGTCAAATGGTGGCCGTAGCTCAATTGGCGGGGCACCGCGTTGTGGTCGCGGCGGATGTGGGTTCGAGCCCCACCGGTCACCCTCTCCAACGACGAAGGCCCCGGATTCCTCCGGGGCCTTCGTCATGACGATCACAACACGAGAGTGGCAGTTCGCGGACTACTGTATCAGCCCTTGCCGGAGATCAGCGTGTTCATCGCGTCGAGATTCGCCTTGGGCAGCGAGTCGACCGGTGCGCCGAGGAACCGCGCGCCCATCGCCGCGAGCACCACTGCATCGGCCTCGTTGTTGTTGCGCATCGCGACATCGGGATACCGGCGCGAGGCTGCGAGCAGCACTTCGTCCTTGCTGGACGTTCCCTTGCCGGTGGCGTACTTCGCGCGGAGGTTCGGGCGGACGACCAGCACCGGAATCTTGAACTCCACCAGCTCGCCGTAGAGCATCCACCACAGCCCGGACCGCTCGTGGCTCTTGCCCATCGAGCGCGAGTAGGCCGGGGATTCGATCACCGCGAGATCGAGCCGTTCGCCGTCCATCTCGTCAATCGTCCACTGCCGCACGGCCTCGGAGATCGACTCCATGCGGCCGAACTCCGCGCGCGCGAGGTCGGGGTTCTTGCTGATCTCGATCTTCACCGTGTCCACCGACCATTGTGGCGCGGCTCCGGCGACGAGCAGGGACAGACCCGTGCCGGACAGGCTGGGGTCGATCGCGATCACTCGCATGGGCATCCTTTCGTGGTGGATGCCCTCACGCACCAGGGGGAGTCGAACCGCCCGACTATCCAACCGGGGCCTAGGACGGCGGATACCCTGGAACCTTCCAGGTAGTGCGTGGGGCGCGGCACGGGCCGGATTCGAACCGACGCCCCGGGAGCGACCTCGGGGTATTCCATGAGCGGTATCGCTTGCAACCGCTCCCGTGCCTCCGGTCTCAGCGAGGGCGAGACCAAACCCTGATCCGGTGCTGCTCCCGCAGATCCAGCACCTTGAGGACGATATTGCCGATGACCAGCCCCGCCGCCGTTCCGACGAAGACGACGGAGCCGATCAGATTGCCCAAGGTCACAGGGCGTTCGGCCGGGCCGCGAGGAACTGGCGGGCCATGTTCACCTCGGCCTCGTTGGCTTCCTCGAAGGTGTAGAGGGTGTTGCCGCCACCGGTCTTGCCGCAGTTGAGGCGGCCGAGCAGGTACGGCAGCGGACCGTCCAGGATGGCCTTCGCCTCACGGCGCAGGGCCTGCTGGAACAGGAGCACTCCGACGACGATCTTGCCGGGCTCGGTCTCGTCGTCCAGCACGGCCATATCGACGCGCACGGCGTCGGTCTTGCCCTGCTTGGTGTTCATCTCCTTGATGTACTCCGTGGGCTTGACCAGCAGCAGCCGATCCACGAAGTCGGTGATGCGCTCGCCGTCGCCGATGCCCTGCGGGGCGGCGAACGGATCGCCCACGCCGAGGTTCTTCGGCGCGTCGGCGGGCTTCGAGTTGGCAGCGGGAGCGGCCGGAGCTGCGGGCGCGGTCTCCGCCGGAGCGGCGGGGGCAGCGGTGGCAGCAGCGAACGGGTTGGTCATGGTTGTCCCTTTCAGGCGGGGGCGTTGGCGTTGGCTGACCGCAGGGACCTGCGGCCGATTTCGGAATCAGATGACTTTCAGATTCCGCTTCCTGCGAGCCCACGTTCGTACGGCCTCGCAAGTCCTGCACCCCCGGTGCCAGTAGGTGTTCTCGGGCGTAAATTCGTGGCCCTGGCTACAGTGATCCGGCCCGGCCCCACTGGGGTGCGTGCCATCTGCCAGGGTGTCGCGCATGTTGTTCGCCTGCGTATCCCACCGCAGGTTGTGAACGTGGTTGTTGTGCTTGCCGCCGGGGCCGTGGCACCCGACCATCCCATCCGGGCGGGGACCTACGTGTGCCTCCAGGACGAGGATGTGGACTGACATCGACTTCCGCTCACCACCCTCCCCGGTGAGGATCACGTTGAGGTGGCGATCCTTGTATGCCCGAGGCTTCAGCACCTTGCGAGGGAGACGGATGGTTGATCCATGTGGCCCGTTGACGGTCCGGCCCAGCCGAGCGACGCGGCCTTGATCGGAGACTTCGTACCGGCTCTCCCAGCCCACGACGGGCAGCCACTTTTCCATTACTGTCCGCCTTTCCTGCGAAGAGTCCTCTGCCCCAGCTCCGTGAGTTCGGGGGTCCAGATGTCGCTGTACTGCTCCCAGACCGCAGCCATTTCGGCCTCGGTCCGGGAAGTCTCCAGAGCGAAACGGGCGGCGTACCACCGGCGGTGCTCTGTTGTGAAGGAGTCTAACCCACAAAACACGGTTCCCGCGCGTTTCTCCGCGCCGGAGCGGAGGCGGCGCACGACCATCGCCGTATGCAGGGCCTCCGCGCCGAAGCGCATGTCGATCGGGACCACCTTCGCGGCCTCGGGGTCCTCCCGGGGCAGGTGCATCACGAGCGCGGTACCCGCGTCCAGCGCGGGCATCGGCTCCCAGGCGGTGCCGTCCAGGCTGAGCATGTGGCTGGCACCGTGATAGATGGCGAGCTGGATGGCGAAGTAGAGCCAGGAGTAGTCCATGCCCCGGGAGGTCTTGATATCCCCCAGGAACAGCTGGCCCTCGTGGTTCCAGAACAGCCGGTCCAGCGTCCCCGCGATCCCGTACTGGGTGTTGAGCACGATGCGCTCGGTCCAGAACGGGTCGGCGGTCAGGCCGTAGACGGCGAGCGCCCGGCGGTGGTGATAGACCCACGGGCGGAACATCTCCGGCACGTCCCAGACGCTGCCCATCCCGTGATCCACCCATTCGCACCAAGCGTGCGTCGCGGTGCCGAACTCTGCCGCCGCCTTTGACCCGGCGGCAAACTGCGCCTCCTCGGTCAAATCGTTGAGCGGCGTGCGCAGCTCCCGGGCCAGGTGGGTGTTCGGGTGATCGCCCCATTCCCAGCCCTTGCGGTTCATCGCGGACTCGATCTTGAGCCCGATCTGCTCCAGCAGGCCCGGCGTGTCCAGCAGGCCCAGCAGCATCATGCGCTTGGCCCAGGCGTCCAGCATCCAGGTGTCCTCCAGCGTCTTCGCGACGGTCGAGGCCCGGGTGTAGCTGGTCATCTTGCCGGTGACCGGGTCCGGGAGCCGGTACTGGCCGTTGCCGTTGAACTGCGGCTCGAAGGCCCGGCCGGGCAGCGGCGGCGGCAGCGGGTAGGCGGCGGTCTTGGACTGATGCGCCACCTCCCCGCTGACGCCGATGGCTGTGGGCATCAGAAGTCCGGGCCTTCGTAACCCTCCAGGTGGCCGGACTCTTCGGCCGGGGTGAGCAGCACAGCCATCGCCTTGGCGGCACGCTGGAGCTGGACCGCGAGCACGCTGCTCGGGGTGATGGAGGCGTCGGCGCTGATGGTGACGCTGACGTTGAA